GTCCTGCATGGCAGACATGTGCACCTGAATGTGGGCCTGATGGTCCTGATACTGGAACGCCTTGAGCGGCTCACCCTTGAGCGCAGCCATGTTCTCCGAGACGGGGTCCTTGGGCTTCTGGTCGTCCGGCAGGGGCACGAGCTCGGCTGCGTTCTTGATCCCCAGCACCTCCAGCATGCCCCTGTGCAGCTTGGGCAGGTCGTAAATGTCCGGTGCCATCTGCGCCATCTGGATGACGGCTTGGTACTGGACGACCCGCTGGCTCATGGTGGCCGCGTTGGGGTCGCTGACGGGGATGATCTCAACGTGGCTGTAGTCCGACTTCTTGGCTTTACGCGGTGCATCGACCGGGTCGTAGTCGTAGTCGTCGTCCGTGTAGTCGCGGATGAGCCCGGCCAGGAGCTTGAGCTCCTGCTTGAACGAAAAGTGCAGCCGCGCAGAGACAGCCGTCATCACTTTTAGCTGGCGCTCCAGCAGAGCCAGCGTGGTGCCCACCGGAGCCTGCGCCGACATGTCGGAGACCTTCATGTCCGCCGTTGCAGCGAACCTGCGGCCCTCCTCGACGATCTTGTCCATGAGCGCGGCCAGCACGGCGCTCGGCTCTTTGTACGGCAGGGGCAGGATGTTGTCCCGCAGAGCCCCCGAGGAGATGTCTACGTCCCTGAACTCGCCTGGAGCGATGGGTGTATCGTCCCCTTTGATCCGCAGACCCCTGGTTTTAAGGCCCCCGGGCAGGTTCGACAGCGTGCCAGCGTCCACCAACTGGCGCATGATGCTCGTTGCGCTCTTGGCGTAGCCCCCGATCAGGTGAAACAGCCCGAACCCGTACGCCCCGAAGCCCGGAATGTACTGGTAGTGCACAAAGTGCTGCCTTTTCAGGTGCAATCTATCGTCCGGCAGCCAATTTCTGCGGATGGCAAGCACATCATTGCTGCCTTTTAGTACAGTCATCACGTACGGCAACGTGATCCCCAGCGGCTGGCCGTCCTCATCGCACTCAGTGTGCTCGTCACCCCTGATCACAAGGTCCACATGGCTCTCGTACAGGGTGTATCGGTCGTCGTTGAGGTCGGAAAAGCCCGTTTCTTTGTCCTTGGCCTGCTGGATGTCGGTCTTGCTCTTGTCCGGCTCGGGCAGCTCAATGTCGCGGTAGAAGCCAGCCTGCTGCAGCTTGATGATCTCGCTCTTGGTTTTGCGCAAAACATGCGTAACACGGTAACAAGTGTCCAGATCAGTCGTCCCGTAGGGCAGGATGATGTCTTCTGCCGGTATGAACATGCTGACCTGACGCCCCAGGTTGGGGTCGTAGTAGACCTTTTTGAACGCCGAACCTGTGGCAGGCAGGCTCCAGAGCATGCGCTCGTGCTCGGGGCGAAACTCCTTCATCACCTCCGTGAGCTCGTAGTTCATGTCGTCCTGAACACGGTCAGCGGCCTCGTTTTTCTCAGGCGTCTGCTTGCCCAAAATCTTGGTCTTGACCGGGCCCTGGGCCGGGAACGTCTCTGTTATGCTTTCACTTTGAAATCTAACTACGGCTTCCGTAATCATCGGGTGGAACACGCCACACGCGCCATCCCACGGCTCTGTCCTTTCTTCATACTGAAGTCCAAGGAGTTTTAGTCCTTGTACGTAGGACTTCTCCCACTCTGTGCGTGAGCCAAGGTCGTTTTTGATGTCCTCGGACAGGTCGCTGGCCAGCGTGGCCAGCTCACCCGCGCTTAAGTCCTCGGCAATGTTGGCTGCAAAACTATCTTCGTCCTCACCCGGGATGATGGACAGGTCAAGGCCGCCTGCGTGGATGTTGACCTGCTCGGGGTCAATGATCTCAATCTCGATGGGCTCCTCGTCCTGAGCAAGCTCCTCGATACTCACGGGTGCTTGGTAAAGCGCCTTGTCAATGTTGGTGGCCATAGTGTGTCCTTAGTAATAGGCGCGGGCCCGGCGTTTGAAGAACCGGGGCTCATCTGGTTCGTCGCTGTCCAGCGCAATGAAACCGCCTTGCCTGAATCGTAGCAGGGCCTGTGATGTGGTGTCCACGTAGTCGTCGTTGTCTCCGTTGGGGAACGACGCCACCTCCTCGATGACCTCCCGCGCCCAGCGGGTGTCCGGAGCCCACACCATCCCAGAGGCAAACAGGTCCGCGATGGCGTTGACCCGACTGATCTTGTCGTTGCCCCGGCTCGGGTTGGTCTCCTGCGCCGGTATGCCCATCTTGCGCAGCTCCTGTATCAGGGGTGCGCCAGCGGCTTTTTTCTCGATGATGAACGCGTCGGGCTGCCAATCTTTGTAGTGCTTGAGCGCCACGGCCTTGAGCTCGGGGAACGCCATCCTGTCCTTGAACGCGTCGAGCAAGATGATCTGCGCCTTGTCGTCTTCTTCCTCGTTGTAGAACACGCCCCAGGTAGTACAGGCGCTGTAGTCGGCGCTAGTTTTCGCTTCAAACGCCGTGTCCCAGGACTGGATGATGTAGTCGCAGCGCGGCGGCTCGTCGGGCTCCCATATGCGCCAGAGCTTGCGGCTGATGATTGCCGCCGTGTTGGACACCGGGTTCTGCATGTATTGCGCGTTCCAATACTGCGGGTCCAGCGCGGCTTTCTTCTGCTTGAGCGTCTCCAGCGGCCACTGCTCGGGCCAGAGCGATTTCTCGTTGTCCGTGTCCTCGTTGAGGATGGCAGGCAGCTCCACCACCTCCCAGGGCTCAGACTCAGGGTTCTTGGTCTGGTAGTCGAGTAAGCGTCCGGTCAGGTCCAGCTTGCCCCACCGGGTCATGATGATCAATATCGCGCCGCCCGGCATCAGACGCTGCAGCGGGCCCGTCTGGAACCACGACCATGCGGTATCAAAGGCGAGTCTGGAGTTGGCCTTTACGTCCTGCTCACTATGAGGATCGTCAATAACAAAGAGATCAGCACCACGGCCAGCCAGAGCGCCACCGACACCAGCAGCGTAATACTGCCCGCCTGCGCCTGTGGACCACTTGCCCGCAGCTTTTTGGTCGTCCGCCACAACTGTGTCAGGAAATAGCTCATGGTATTCCTCGCCTTCGATCAGATTCCTGACCCGGCGTCCAAAGTCCTCAGACAGGCCCGCCGTGTGCGTGCCCATAATGATTTTCTTTTCTGGGAAGTTGCCCAGGAAAAACGCCGGGAACAAATATGAGCTGAACTCGGACTTGCCCATACGTGGCGCAATATTGATGATGACCCGGCGCTTTTTGCCCTCGATCACATCCTTGAAAATCTTGGCCAGCTTCCTGTGATGGGGCCCGACCTTAAAGCCCGGGTAGACGGACTTGGCAAACTCGATCATGTCGCCGCGTGCCAAGTTGCGCTTTTGGTGCTCGGCGGCTTTATCCAACAACTCCAACGCCTCAAGCTTCTCCTGTGTGGAGAGCTTGCTCATATTCATGAGCAGCGCCTTGGCCTGTTCAGGCGTCAGCGGTGGGTTGGTCGTCATTAGGGTTTTCCCCAACAGGAGTCACATCTTCAATATCAGAGGGCGTGGCGTCTGTGATGTTCATGAACACCGCCAGCTTCTCCTTGAGCTTCTTGTCGATTTCTTCTTCCGTGAGGTCTGTCTTCTTGACCTCGATCTTGTCGGTGAACAAACCAACTTCCGTCACTTTGCCCAGCAACCCCAGCGCCTTGAGCCGGATATTTGAGTTGGGGTTCTCGCACTCCTCCAACAGCTTGGCCACGGCGTACCCGCGCAACTGCTTGGCTTGGTGGACAAACTCCCAGTCGTATGCGGTCAACATGCCAACCAAATGGCGCACGGCTGCGGGGGTTTCGATCTGGGCGAGTTTGTGGTGCGCACCGTCTTCCTGTGTGACAACGGCGTTGAATGCGACCCGGGCGGCTTTTTGCTCAAGCTCCGATATGGCGGTGTCGGTGTCGGGGGAGCCCAAGGATGCGAGAAAGTCTGCGGTCGATACCTGGGCGTCGATTATTTGCGCTGTGCTGTGTTTCTCAACGGCGCGGCCCGCATCGTCGTTTGGGACGATGTCTGGCTCAAAATCCAACAGGTGATCAAGCATATGCGGGTT